TTTATATAATAAATACACCATGGGATTAGATACTACAATTTTTGGAACCAAAACAGTCTCAGACATCTTAAAAGAGATCTACGATAACTCTCGAAGCAAATCAAAACAAGTCAACGCTCTTATTGGAGAACTAAAACCTCTTGTAGAGAATATCGGAGATGCAACTCTTGTTGTACCTATGATTAAAGAATACTTAGAAGTAGGAGTAAAGAATGACGAGCATCTTATTAAGATGGTAGCACTTGTACAGAGATTTGATAATGGAGGAAAGGGAGCAGAGGCAGATTTCTTCAATCCAGAAGAGCTGGCTAAGCTAATGGAGCAAAGCGAAGAGATAGGTAAGAAGCTAGATAAAAAAGACGAGTAATGGCATTCAAATCACATTTAACGGCAAGGGTAAGTTCCAAGGGATCAGGAGGAGGTAACAAGAGTGCAGGAACAGTCTATGGACGAGTAATCAAGACAATATTATCACTTTCAGATCCAGACTGCAAGGATTCCTCTATGCTAAATGGGGTATTCTATCGCGTACCAAAACAACCAGGAGACGAAAGTACTGATACTAGCATAGTAGGAGCTAAACCCTTTGCAAAGCAAGGAAATACATCTATGCGAGTAATACCAATGCCAGGAGAGCTAGTAGAAATAGTACCAGCTTTAGGGGTAGATGCTACAGCAGGAAATGTTATGTACTGGGGTAAAATAGTCAATGTTTGGAACCATCCACATCATAATGCAGTACCAGATACTAAACAACAAGACTGGGGAGATAGGCTTATAGGTGGTCAAAAAGAAGAGTCAACAATAAACCCACTACAAGCAAACCCAGGTGATACCTTACTTGAAGGAAGGCTAGGACAGTCAATTAGGTTCGGAGGATATAAAGGAGTTCAATCTAAAAATATTGATAGTAGTAATGATGGAAAACCCATCATACTTATCAGTAATGGACAGATTAAAACAGATGAAGGTGATACACCTATTGAAGAAGATATAAACCAAGATTACAACTCAATACATCTACTATCAGATCACTTATCCGATTTAGTTGCAATTAACAAGAAAAGGGATTCTTACGACATACAACCGCTAGCTTCTAACAGATACGTAGGAAACCAAGTAATTATAAATGGAGGAAGACTTTTTTTCAATGCAAAAGAAGATTCTGCATTTATATCAGCAAGAGAGTCAATAGGACTAAACGCAAGAACTTTAAACTTTGATGCAACAGATTATTTTTGTGTAGATGCTAATAAAATTTATTTAGGGAAAAAAGCAAGAACAACATCTGGAAATGAACCAGTAGTACTAGGTACTCAATTGGAAAATTGGCTAGATAAATTACTAACAATACTAAATATAATTTCAATTACACTACCAACTGTAACATCAACACCAGCAGGAGCAATAGCAGGACTAGCAGAATTAGGCAAAGCCATAAATCAGCCAATTAAGGATTTAGCTACAACTACGATATTATTCAAATCTAAAAAAGTATTTACAGAGTAATGGCAGGAGAATTAGAAAAAGCTCAAGCAGCCCAAGCAGCAGTAGAGTCATCAATTGCAAAAGCTAGAGAGGCTCAGAAAAAGTTTGAAGAAACGAAGGCTAAGGTAGAAGCCGCTAAAAAGAAAGCAGAAGATGCGGTCAAAAAGGCAAAAGCACTTCAACAGACTATAAAAGTCCTACGAGCACAGCAAAGAACTCCTGGAGCAGTAAGAGGAGGAATAGCAGCAATAGTAGGTTCGCAGATAGGAACATTAAAGGGTGCACTAGCTGCTCAAATACTAAAACGAGTTATTGCCATACTTAGCAAATTTTCAAGCGGATGTCCAGATAATAAGGAGCTTCAGAAGATTATAAAGGTAAGGAGTACTCTACTAAAACACTTAACAAGTTTTGAAAAGAGAGTAAATGCATTTGCTGCAATAGCAAACCAACTTACGGCAGTAGTAAGTGTAATTAAAATTATTATACAATTAATAACATCACTCCCAATACCTGTAGCTGTACCGCCAGGAGCAGGTATACCTATAAGTGTACTAACTAAATATAGTAACGCGTTAATTAAGGTAAATAAGAAGTTAGATGTAGTATTAGCAGAAGCAGGAGCAATAACAGGAATAATAAACACAGTGAGTCCTATAATAACTAGCTTAAAAAATAGGTTAGAATCAATAGACATAGCAATAGAGCAATGTAGTATAGGAAACCCTGCAGATTTAAGTGACATATTAGCAACAGCACAACCTCCTCAAAACACAGGATCAGAAGGTACACCTACAGACGCTCAAGGAAATCCAGATCCTAATTACCTATACAAAGGATACGTTTTAGCAATAGTACAAGATCCCAACTCTCCAAAAATAGCACCAAGAAGGTACGCAATAGCCAAGGATAGGTCAGGAATAGTAAGATTAAGAGGAGAGTCATCGTTCAGTTCAGATACACAAGTTCTATTAGATGAACTTAAATTTAAGATAGATAATCAATTTACATAACAAAACTATTTATTAATATGAAGTTAGATTTATTAACAAAATTAATTAAAGAAGCAGTAAAAGAAGCAGTTCGAGAAGAATTAGAATCAATTCTTTCAGAAGATGCAAGGCCAGCTCAAGCACAGCCAAGCACTGTAACAAAGTACGAAAACTATAAGCCACCAGTAGCAAGACCAATTCTTACGGGAGATCCTATAGCAGATCTAATGAATGAAACGAAATACTCAATGACTCAAGGAGATTATCACAGTATTATGAATGCAACATCAGACATGGTACAAGCACCAGGATTAGGTATGCAATCAGCAATGGATCAGTTCAGACCAGGTCCAGAACCAGGACTAGATATATCTCAATTTGATTTCATGATGAGAGCAGGTCAAGTATATAAAGCATCAGTAGAAAAAGATAAACAAAGATTCGGAGCATAATGGCATTTCAAGTAGAACAGATAAACCCGTTAGATTTACAGCCTAGAATGGCAGTTGGAGTAGGACTTCCTTTCTCCTCTAAATCGGTATTTAACTCTACCTACACAACAAAAGATGCAATAAAAGCAAATCTAATCAACTACTTTTTAACAGAAAAAGGAGAGAGATTTTTAAACCCCGCTCTTGGAGCAGGTTTAAGAGCATTGCTTTTTGATCAAATGACAGAAGACAAAAAAGAAGAGATAAATTATGTAATAAGACAGGGAGTATCTGAGTGGTTTCCAAATGTAATTATACAGGATTTAAAAACAGCATATAGTGAAGATATAAACACAGTAACAGTATCACTAAGCTATGCGGTATCACAAACAAATATACAAGATCAATTAGTAATTAATTTTGAACAATAATGGCTCAAGATAGAGATATAAAGTACGTAAATAAGGATTTTGGAGACTTCAGAAGCCAGTTAATAGAATACGCTAAGAACTACTTCCCTGATTCTTACAACGATTTCTCACCTACATCACCAGGTATGATGTTTATTGAAATGGCTGCCTACGTAGGAGATGTTTTATCTTTCTACCAAGACACCCAACTTCAAGAGACATATATTCAACACGCAAAAAACCCAGCTAATTTATACAACTTAGCATATATGATGGGGTATCGTCCAAGAATCACAACCCCCTCAGAAGTTGATATTGAAGTATCTCAATTAGTTGGAGCAACAGGAGGTAATCCAAACTGGAACCAAGCTCTTAGTATACCAGGAAGTACTAGATTAAAATCAACATCAATAGGACAGGTAAATTTTTTTATAGATAAGCCAATAGATTTTAAATTCTCAAGTTCTTATGATAATACATTGGTAGGAGTAGAAACGTTAAACAATATAGGACAGCCACTTACTTTTAGACTAACAAAAACTGCAAAAGCACTCTCGGGAGAAGTAAAAACTAGTACACAAGATATTACCTCTGTAGAAAAGTTTAAAACAATTACGATTGATGATGTTAATATAATAGGTGTACTATCGATAACAGAAAACTCCGGAAATACTAAATGGTATGAGGTTCCTTTCTTGGGACAAGACACGGTATTTGTTGATAATACGAATAACGAGACAGATAAGCAAACTGTACCATACAGCTTGACTTTACAGAGAGTTCCAAGAAGATTTGTAACAAGATTTACATCAACAGGCCAATTGCAAATTCAATTTGGAGCAGGTATAGCAGGTCAAGATGATTCAATAATAACACCAGATCCAACTAATGTAGGATTTGGAACAAATCAAGGAGTTTCTAGAATTGACTATGCATTTGACCCTTCTAATTTCTTATCTACAAAGTCATACGGATTAGCACCATCAAATACAACACTAACAATTAAGTATTTAGTAGGTGGAGGAGTAGCAGCAAATGCTCCTGCAAATACTATTAACACTTTAATAGGATATAGCGGAACACCAACGGCAGTTGATACTTCACAAGTAAACACAGTAGTATTTAACAACACGTTAGCAGCTGCTGGAGGAAGAGATGGTGATACTGTAGATGAGTTAAGAGAAAATTCACTAAGAGCGTTTAACGAACAAGGAAGAGCAGTAACACTACAAGATTATACAGTTAGAGCATTATCAATGGCTTCTAAGTATGGATCTATTGCAAAAGTGTATGCAACACAAGATCAATTAACGAACCCAAATAGTGCTACAGATAGCATAATTGATAGCAATCCACTATCACTATCCATATTTACCTTGGCATATGATAGTAACAAAAACTTAACTCCTGCAACAAGTACTCTAAAAAGTAATTTAAAAACATATCTTGCAGAATATATGATACTATCAGATGCTCTTAATATAAAAGATGCTTTCATAGTAAACATAGGAGTAAACTTCGATATAATAGCAAAACCAAACTTCTCAGGAAGAGACGTACTACTTGCATGCACAAATAGATTGAAAGATCATTTTGACATAACAAAGTGGAATATAAATCAACCAATTAATCTTTCAAGTATATATACACTTTTAGATCAAGAAAAAGGTGTACAAACAGTACAGAAAGTAGAAGTAGTAAATAACGTAGGTGGAACATATTCACAATATGCATATGACATAGTAGGAGCAACTAGAACAAACATAGTATATCCTTCATACGATCCGTGTATATTTGAAGTAAAGTTCCCAGACACAGATATTAAAGGAAGAATAACAACACTATAACATGGCAGTATACAGAATATTTCCTGAGAAGGATGCGTTTATATCATCGGAAGTACCAACAGGAAATACTGGTAAGGATGAGATAATTGAAATTGGAGGATACTCAGATACTACTGGTACAGGTGAAACTAACCGTTTACTAGTTCAGTATAGAACTTCTGAGATTCAAGATGTAATTGCAAATAAGGTAGGTGCAGCAACTTATAGTGCTAGCCTAAACTTATACCTAGCAGATGCCTATCAAATACCAGTTGACTATACGCTATACGCATACCCAACATATGGAGCATGGGATAGTGGAGTAGGTAAATTTGGAGATATTCCAACTAATACTACAGGAGTTTCTTGGCAATATAAACAAGCAGCTGAAACTTCCCCATGGCTAACTGCAACATATCCAGCAGGAGTAACAGCTTCTTATCAGTCAGGTTCAACGCCAGGAGGAGGGAATTGGTATACAGGTTCTTTAGGTGTGGATTTGGAATTTACTCAATCACATGGATTAAACACAACTAACGATGTTAATATAAATGTTACAAGAGCTGTTCAATTATTTAATGCACAAACACTGAGTAATAACGGGTTTATAGTGAAACTCCCAAACAATCTCGAGTATAACCTAACAGCCTCTATCCGACTAAAATACTACGGCGTAGATACGAATACTATCTATCCACCATTTTTAGAATTTAAGTGGGATGACAGTACATACAGTACAGGATCTCTTTCTGTTCTATCAAATAGTATCTCAATTATTAACCTTACAAATAATAAAGGAAAGTACGTTGATAATGGAAAACAAAGATTTAGAGTATCAGCAAGACCCAAGTATCCAGTTAGATCCTTTACAACATCTTCAGCATACCTAACAAACTACGCTCTACCCTCAGCTTCGTACTGGGGACTAAGAGACGAAAATACAGAAGAGATGGTTGTAGATTTTGATACTCAGTTTACTAAAATAAGTTGCGATTCAAACGGAGCATTCTTTGATGTGTATATGGATGGGTTGCAACCTGAGAGATATTATCGTATATTAGTAAAGACGACTTTAGATGGAAGCACTACAGTAGTAGATAATCAAAATATATTTAAAGTAGTAAGAAATGGCTAATCAAGTTAACATGCAGAAAACTGTGTTTAGCACTACTGACTTTAACAAAGTTATAAGTAGCACCTTTAACACATTTACGCAACCAGTACCAGAGGAAGATCCAGACACTCCTGAGGAGTTATTTAGATTATATGAAAAACTTTATTACGAAATAGATGTAACAGGGGATATAAACTCCCATGAATACTTAGTAAAAAAGAGTTCAGAGCTATTAACTTTTGACAGAGTTACTGAAGATATACAACCGCTATTGGACGAGATAGCACAACTAAGACAAGAAAATCTAGGATTGAATCAACAACTACTTACCCTAGAAACAAATATAGCATAGATGGCAGATATAATTTATACAGTTAATCAAGACTCACCAGAAACCATAGCAGGTTTTGAACAATATTCTCAGGAAGATAAGGCACTAGTAAGCTCCTTTCAGATCAATAGCGTATTTGATCCAACTAGTAACTACTCAGAACTACATATACTATCGCTATCAGATGAACTTCTAGAGAGCATATATAACTATACAGGATTTGCACAATTAGGAAATGCACAATCGGCAGGCCAGGCTGGAGCATCAGTACTAACTATTGATCCAATTATAGATAGTAAGACCTACGGTTACGATAATGGAGGAGTGAAGCTACTATACCACTTCCTAGACGATTTATATACAACAGACAGTACTTTAGTAGATTTCTTTATACAAGATATATCTCAAGACAGAACAGAGTTGAGCTTATCAACATTAAATTTAACAGCAGATCAATTAGTAGCAATAACCTCTGCAATTAAAACTAAATTACAGAGTCAATCATACTTTACAGGATTTAGGTTAAATTTTAAAAACAATGATCTATTCATTGCAACTAATATTGATACACTAGATGTAGGTACGGAAAAGGTAGTAGTAGTAAAGCTATATGAACCTCTTCCAACCACTTACAACCTAAAAAGCACACTAAACATAGTAGATGTAGTATCAGATTCAGTAGCATATGAAATTGATGCAGAAATACTAATAGTACCTGAGATAGCCCCCACACTTAGGTCTCCTAATTTTAATATTGACCTAGCAGATAGCAGTGTAGTTCCTACAGGATACTACAACTACAACGAACTATTCAGCTATCCAATCAACAATGCAAATAGTCAAATATTTTCAACAGTTAGCGAGAAAGGAATTGATATTAGTGTTGACTACACAACATTTAGCGACTTTGTTCACTTTTCATCAGCACAAGAACGTCTACTGAATTTTAAATATAAACTAGACTTAGTATCCACATATTCTGCAAGTTTAGCAAGCATAGCTAGTTCAACAACAGGACTTCAAGGAGTATCAGGAAGTAGGGAGTATTACCAAAAACTATTAACAGGAGTTGTAAATAATTTTGATCACTACGAAAGATTCCTATACTATGAATCAGGAAGTAGCTCTTGGCCAAAAAGCAATACAACAAAACCATACATAAATAAACTAAGCACTAACGCTGAATCAATAACTTGGTATGCAGATCAAATTGCGAATGCAATAAACTACGACCAAACAAACAACAGCTCTCTTGCATATAGCATTCCAACATACTTAAGAGACGATGCAAATAATGAAAATTATTTAACATTTGTGTATATGGTTGGACAGCATTTTGACAATTTATGGCTGTACTCTAAAGCAGTAACAGATAAGTATGATGCTGATAATAGAATTGATAAAGGTATTTCTAAAGACTTAGTAGCAGAGGCTCTAAAAAACTTTGGAGTAAAACTATACACTTCTAATAAATCAGTAGAAGATTTATTCACTACATTTATTGGACAGGCATATCAATCAGGAAGTGAAAAGATAAACTTTTACATAACAGGTTCGTTGACAGGATCAAATACTCCTATTCAACCAACAGCCTATGATGACTACCAGAAAGAGGTACAAAAAAGAATTTACCACAACTTACCCCTACTTTTAAAGTCAAAAGGAACAGAAAGAGGATTACGAGCACTTATAAATTGTTTAGGAATACCAGCAGATATTTTAGATATAAAATTATACGGAGGTAGAAATACAAACGAAAGACCTTTTTATGGAGACTACCAGTACTACACAAGTTCTTTAGATAAAGTACGATTAGACAATACAGGAAGTTTAATAAGTGGAAGTACATTATCAAACTATGTTTCTATTATAAAAAGAGATAATAAGTATACAGACGATTTACATGCTATTGAAGTAGGGTTTTCTCCTACTGATAACATCGATAGGTATATAGTATCACGATCCTTAGCTACATTTAACATCGACACATATCTAGGAGATCCAGGTAATTTAACATCAGGAAGCTATAACGGTTTATACACAGTAGCAAAGACATTACTAAGTGGATCACTAGGAACATCTAGTCATTACGATCTACAAGATTACGTAAGACTTATCAAATTTTTTGATAATACGGTATTTAAAATGGTTAAGGATTTCATCCCTGCTAGAGCAGTGGCTGATACAGGAATTATAATTAAACCACATTTACTTAATAGATCGAAAGCAAAATCTGTAATACTTTCAGGATCAAGACCGGAGTATATTGGATCAATAGATACAGCCTTTATTTCAAGCTCAGATAGTGGATGGATTAGGTTAGACTTTACATCAAGCTATTTAGAGGATATAATAACACCTAATGGAATAGCAACAATATCAACCTCGCATCATCACGAAGAACCTAGATATAACGGGGAATTGCAAAATAGTAAAATTATTGCATCTGATGGAGAATTAAATAGAAACAATCCATATAAGTCAATTGAACTTCCTGAAATTTTGTATGGCGTAAACTTTTATAAAGACCCACCAAATAATATTTGTATATTGACAAATGTAGCTACAACAAACTTTATAGTACAATATACTAGTAGCATAGTCACATTAGCCAATATATTTAGTCCATACTCAAATGCAAGCACAACTTATACTCAAAGTGCAACTCCATTAACAGGTACAACTGTAACCCTCACAGGAGCACAGTATGCAACGTTTCCATTTACAGGATCATCACCACTAGCTAACTGTACAGCATCTAGGTTAGTCGAGCTTGTACAGTGTAATTTACAACGAGGAGAAAATGCACCTACTCAAATAACAGTAGGAGGATACGACTTAGGATCTTGGTTTACAGGACAAACTACAAACTATAATAATCAGATAACTGTAATATATGGGCCTCTTGGATCAGAAGAGATTATACAACTTACTGCAGCACAGACAGGTTCTTATAACTTTTCAACAGAAATTAACCCATCAGATGGTGAGGTAATAAAAGTTAGAATACAAGACACTCACAATACTACTGGATGTAGCCAAACAGTATACGTTACATATGATGGATGTAGATTGGGACTAAATAGTTTAACGCTGACTCAAGATGGTAGACACTCTTTACCAAACTTCTTTACAGGAACTGACAATACTCCTCCAATAACAGACTCAAGTACAAAGTACTATTTTAAACCATATACAGGAAATGTAACAGGTTGGGGAATAGGAACAAGATTTGGCCCTCGTCCAGCAAGTAATCCATCAGGACCATGGCCTATAACAGGAAGTATGCAAGATCCTAATGATACATATTGGATACGAATATCAAGTTCGTTAGCTACTACGCCAGCACCATTAGAAACAGCGTTTAACTTTAGATTTAATTATACACTAGTACCACAGGATGAAAATGAAATAGGGGAAGTTCCTCCATTTATCCCAATATCACCATACCTTTTTGATGAAAGAATTAGCATACTACAATATCAAGAAGGCGAGGGACTTTACCCAACATATACTAGCCAAATACAGACTGCAATAGGACAAGTGTTTAACCCAGATGCCAGTACACTATTAGATGGTAAGCAAGGATATTTTCACGAAAATATAACACATATACAATTTAAAGCCGAGAACCCAGGAGGCTGTATACAATTAAGTAAAATAATCTCTTGTGACGCAACTGACTTAGTACCATCCCCGTCATCACAATTTCAGATATACTATGCAAATATACCTGACTGGTATATCCAAGAAAGAGGACCAGATGGCTACCGAATTGTAAATGATCTGCTATGTAGATTTAACCCACAAACAGGAGGAGGAACGTATATATACGACACTATCCTATCAATATACATATCTACACCAGGATTTACTGAGTACCAACAAACACATCCATCAGCAACACTTATGACATATGTATTAGATACAGGAGTGCCAATATTTCAGGACAGTACACTAACAACATTTGCTGCAACTGGACACTACGGATATGGGGCAGCAGAAGTAAGTAATAGGATTTTTGGATTCTGGAATAGCATTACACAAACATGGCACGTAGGTGATTGTAACAATATACGAGTAACACCAAATTTTAACTGATAGAAAGTACAACATGACAGAAGCTCAATTTTTAGCGATACACCTACAAGTTAATGGGAATACTATAAATAATTCACATAATATAAATGT